AAACGTATATGTATTACCTCGGCTGATAACCCCATAGGTTTGATCATCAGCAGTTTCGCTGATTCTCTGTGTGTAGTTATCGCAAAGCCTGATAGGAGTAGTAATACCCCCACCAGTCAATGTCAATAAGATAATTAGTGTAGAATCACTATTCGGTGATAATACAGCTTTAAGAGCATTTGTACTTAATGCACGACTCAAGGTAATACCTCCATACTTAATGAAACAGACCAGTAACCGGGAGATAAATATTTGATATCATAAAGTTGACCATCACCAGAAGGTATTAGTCTAACTTCAACGGAAGTATTTGTTCTAGGATGAGTAAAACCAAATCTAGCTACACCATTGATTGTACTCTTAACAAATGTTTCCAGAGTAACAACTTGTGCATCCGTCATATCAAAATTTAAACTTAAAGTCTGAGGTCTGTTTCCTCTTTTGCGTTGTTTTGCAGGTCCAGAATCCATAGGTGATCTAACAACTAAAACACCTCCAGATTCTGAATAATTTGTATTAGGTTTCTGCGGTAATGATATGGGCCAGATATATGATACTGCCATGATTATCTCCTTACGAGTTGATTACGAGAAGAGTTAACTGCCGTATTTACAGCACTACCTTTTCTATTAACTTCAGCAGCAACCATGTCACCAATGGTAACTTCAATTCTACGATTACCACGACTATCTACAGTTTCTTGAGTAGTTGCAGTAGCATTGCTATTGTTGTTAACTACAACCTGTACATTTGAAGAAGCACCAGCAGCTACAACACCTAGAGAACCATCAGCACCCCTGCGTAGAGGCATGATAGCTTCAGGTCCAGCTTCACCCATTAGACCTGTACCTTTAGCGAATTTGAACATTGTAGGGCTATCTACGATACTATTTGTGAAAGCACCACCTTTAGCGAAACCCAATGATCCAGCAAGTTCCATTCCACCTGCATCGTTCATGAAACCACCACCACCAGTAATCATGTTCATGATACCACCGAAACCACCAAGACCTTTGTAGATGCTAGACATTTGCATCTGCATTTCCATCCTGATTAAGTCAGCTATAATTGATTTCGTTAGATCACCAAATGATGTTTTACCAGTTAAGGCAAAGTCAGCAATAGCATCTGCCATACCTTTGAATACATTTTCAAAAGCATTAGCATAAGCTTGTTGACGCTTGTAACCATCGCTTAGTAAATATTCTTCTCTTTTATAAACATCGTCAGCTAAAGCTTTTTTAGCATCAGCTTGTTTTTTGTACATTAACCATTCAGAATAAGTAGTCTCTTCAGTTGCTGCAGCAATTTGTTTTTCATACTCAGCATCAGCTTGTGAAATTTTCTTTTTGTAATCAGATAGATTTTTAATTGCAGCTTTTTCATCAGCAGTTTTAAAGTCACCACCATATTGATCAGCAACTCCAGTGCGTTCAGCAGCAATACCAGCCATTACTTTAGCATTCTCAGCTTGAGCAGCAGCAAGTCTCTTAGCTTCTGGAGTAGTAGCTTCTAATGCAGCTTTTAGTTGTAGAACTTCATCTGCACCGAATCGACCCTCTTTAGCATACTTATTAATAAGATCAATAGTTTTGTAATATTCTTTACCAAGATTTTCAGATTTACCAAGTAGTCTATTTTTTAGTTCCAATGCGTCTTCTGCTTCTTTTTCAGATTTAACTAATTTTTCATTAGCATTAGCTTGTTGATAAATAGCGTCAATTTGTTTCTTCTGTTCATCATTGAATGACTTATAAACATCACTTTCTTTTACCTTATTCAAAGCTATTTCGGATTTTGTTAAATCCTCAACGGCTCCAATTTGAGTTTGATAAAATTTATTAGCTGTTTCAAGAGCGTTTGCAAAATCTTTTTCAGATTTTACTAATTTTTCATTAGCAGATGCAGCACCATATAGTGCCTCAATTTGATCCTTAATAACTTGTGGAGTTTTTTCCCAAAGTGGATCAGTACGCAACTTTAATAAACTAACTTCAGCTTTAGTCAAATGATCAAGAGCGCCAATTTGTGTAAGATAAGCTTCAGTAGCTTGCTTTACATTCTTTTCATCGAAGCCTTGTTGAGCTTTGATTCCTTTATTTTCATCCTTTAGACCTTTTTCTAACTTAGTAACATCAGCAGTATTCTTAGCTTTTTCATCACCAAGTTTTTTCTGAGCAGCAAGTTGTTTCTCAATACCTTCAATAACTGCTTTAGCACCTTGAATAGAATTCTTACGGTACTGATCAGTCATAAATCCATCACCAGCTTCTAAAGACCTTAATTCTTTTTGAGCTTCTGCTAATTGTTTAGCAAGAGGTACTGCACGACCGATGTTTAAAATTTCATTCCATACCATCTTAGCACCTCTGGCTACATGGAAGAAGAAATCTTCAAGAAAACCCATATCTTGTTTGATTGCTTTAGAAGCATCTCTTAAAGCACCAGCGTATGCTTCGGTTGCTACTTTAGCAGCTTCGGTATATTTTCCAGCACGTTCTAACTGTTGAATATGTCTTAGTACTGAAACATTTATTGTTCCTAATTCTTTAGCAAAAGGAATTAAACCTTCAAGTGGTTTCTCTGATATTTTACTGAAGTTTTTAGCAAGTGTTTCTGAGCTAATACCTGTTATTCTACTGACTTCAACAATTGTAGTAGCTACTGTTTTTAAGTTATTAGATGTAATACTACCTGCTTTAGCAATATCGGTGATAGCAGTAACATAAGCTCCTACATTACCTTTTGAACCAGCAAATGCTTCAGATAAAGCAAGAGCAGAATCTGTAGTAAGACCAAGCGAACCACCTGTAAGATTTATAGATTTAGATAGTGCTGATTCTTCTGCAATAACTTGTTTGAGAGCAACACCGTATGCAATGAAAGCAGCGATAGCACTAAAAATAGCTGTAGCAACAATACCTGTTACTATAGTACCCATAGTCATAAAGCTTTTCATTAAAGTACCATTAGAACCATCTAGCAATGCAATTTGATATCTTACATATTCTAGAGCAGAACTTGTACCCGTAATGTCCATGATGAATGTCTTAACTGATTTACCAGCAGCCATGAATGCACCAACTAATGCACCACCTACAGCAACACCTACATCTTTAACGCTACTAACCATACCTAGTGTAGCTTTAGTAAGCATGTCACCCATGTCTTTACCAGCAACACCAGCCAAAGCAAACTGATCTCGTAACTGACCACCCTGTTGTAACAAGATAGTTAAAGGTGCTTGACCTGTGGCTAAACCAACTGCAATGTCGGTAATCTGTGGACCTAGTGCTCTTGATAGATAATCAACTTGACGATTACCTGCAGCTTTTTGAGTAGCCATCAAAGCGTTCTTATAAACTTCAAGTTGTGTAGTTACTTCAGCAGCAGTTCTACCAGATGCTCTTAATGATTGTTCAAACTTAATCAATCTATTATTAGTTGCGCTAGTTATATCACCATTGGATGCAGTCAACCGAGTAACTCTTTCCATTTCATTAGCAATAAACTCATTAGCTTTAGCAGCATCATTTTGTGATTTAATCTGAGCTTTTAAAACATCATTGCGTCCCTGTTCTGCAACTTTTAAAGTATTTACACTATTTGCAACACCTAGATACAAATCTTGTTGTATTTTTAACTCGGAGTTAAATTTAGTAAGACCTTCACCTTGTGTTGGATCAAGACCAACAGCCTTTACCTTACCTTTAATCTCACTAGCAATTTTACTGTACTCTTTTAATTGATTAGTAGTTAAAAAGATACCTTTGGCAGCAAGTTCAGAACGATAATTTAAACTATCATATTCTTGTGTAATAGACCTAACTGAACCGATTGCGGAATCAAAAGGAGATTTAGATAGTTCTCTAATATTTTCTAAGATAGCTTTATAAGGTTTTAAAGCTTCTTCGGTTGTTGCACCAAGACTTCTAGCCAACTGCAATACACCAGCTTCAGCAGATGTACTACCTTTAGCCATATCGGTATAACGATTCGTTAACTTGTCAAGTAGACTGTCTAACTTAGATGAGCTATCAGCTACCTTAGTGTCTCCTTTTACTTTATTTTCATTAGCTTTACTTGCTTTTTCTGTCGCAGTAGATACTTTAGCAGTATTAGTAGCTAAGTCTTGCATTGGCTTATTCAATTTAGATACTGCTGTACCTAATTCTGCAACTCTAGTAGCTGCTTCTTTTAATTGTGTCGTATCAACTACGAACTTTAATTCTGCTAAATCCATAGCATTTTCTCCTGTTGTGGATGTAAATTTCTATGTGTATAAACTACACCAATTCGTACACATAGAAGCCCTCGTTAGAAGGCTACTATTTATTTCTTAGAAGCTTTCTTGCGTTCTAGTTCTGCTTCTTTTGCGTAAGAGTTCAACGCTTCCATATCGAAACGTTTGAGTAATTCAAGTTCCCATTCTTCAATCTCTATATGTATTAGATCAAGATAGGATTTGATATCTGAATATGATATTGGGTTAACTCCAAAACCATTTGATGATCTGGAGTTATTAAGATCAATGAACCATTTCCAAACTTGGCTGCAACTCTGAGGTAACTCTTTAAGTTCTTCTAGCTCTTTGGGTTTTACACCAGTTTGTCTCCATACGGAATTTAACTGATCACGAAGACTACCTGAATTACCGGACTTTCTACCAAGCTCAAACTCTTGTTTAGCAAAAGTTATAGCATCATCTAGTTCACTCTGATCGAAAGTTTAGCAGTTGACCCGCTTCCTCCATTACTTGGTCTTTAATCCAAGAATATTCTTTGAAGATGCGTTCTGCATTTTCTTTTGTAAAAGGTACTTCTTTACCGTTTTCAGTAATGTTCTTCCAACCGATAACTCGCACAATAGCTGACTCAATACTTAGTTCTTCAGCTTCCTCTAGTGTCATGTCATCTACGTCTTTACCACGGCGTTTAGCTTGCTGTTCACGTAGTTTGAATTCACTGTACTTCTTGCGACCAAATGCTTTTACTGTCTTTGATTGATCACCACGTACTGTAATAAATACTCCAGTACCTTCGCCTGTACCGGGAAGCTTTAGTTCAAATTCAAAACCAGCTTCTGCAATCTCTGTGTAATTATGTTTTGCCAAATCAAATGTCATAATAGTTCCTTTCTATTGTTAATGAAGTACTGATTATAGCATATTTTTTAGGATAAATCAAGAGGTTGTAATAAAGAAAAAAACCCCTCGGCTTTTGACCGAAGGGTTATATTCTCAAGTGAGTCTTAGCGATTAAGCAGCAGAATCTTGAATCTGAATTGTAGTAGCAGGTAGACCTGCAGTAGTAACATCATTCAATAGAGCTTGGAAGCTAGAAGATGCAACAATACCTAGTTCACCGTCATCTTTAGAGAAGCTACCTAGTTTAACTTTTGGTAGAGTAAAGGCAATGAAGTTAGCAGTAGCAGAACTATCAGCAGTCATTGTTAATACAATACTAACAGGGGTTTCGTCATCAAAGTAATCTCTGAAATCTGCATCTTGGAAGTAAACACTCAAGTTACCAGTAACACGAATACGACCAGTGAAAATATCAGCAACAGAGTTGGAACCAACTACGTTTGCATTCTCAGTAGCTCTTTCGATTGCGAAATCAGCAGAAGTAACCAAAGCTACAGGAGCACCGTTAACTAGCATCACACCGTTTACAGCAGCAAAGATACCATTGTTACCTTGAGCAGTTGGTGAAGTGAAGTATTGTGATGTACCATTTAGAGCAAGGTCTTTACCAGCAAAACCGATATCAACAGTGCTTAGACCAGTTGCTGGAAGTTGAACAGCAATGTTGTTAACTTTCATACCAGTGTAAACTTCTGATTGAGCAATATCAGAATAGAACTCTTCTACAGTATAGGAATCATCGGTGTGACCTGTAGCTGGAACGAATGTTTGCTTACCGGGAGCAGTAATAGTTACGCTTGTACCAGTACCTTGAGCAGTTAGTGCTACACCATTCAATGGTACAACGACTAAGTTAGTAGCGGTGATGCTTGCAACAAGTAGATTTCGTGCGTTATCTGCAACAGTTGTTAAACCAGCAGCACGAACTACCATACCAACTTTGACACCATCAGTAATCCAAGAACCAGTTGAACGAACGATTGTGTAAGTTGTACCTGAAACAGTAACTGTACAGCTTACAGCAGAACCAAGAGTTACTGCAGCAAAATCTTTACCTACAACAGAACCCATGAAATCAGCATAAGAAGCTGCGGATAGTTCACCGTTTAAGCTACCTTCTGCAGAACGCACACCATGACGAAAATCAGAAACTTGACGATCAGTACGAATTTCACCTGATTCATAAGCTTCTTTTGCTAGGTTAAAACTAGCAGTAACTCTACGAAGTAGTTTACCAGATGTATTACCTGCTAAAACACCCCATGTAGTTTCCTTTTTGTAACCAACTTGTTTGGCTGTACCTTTGGAGATTGGCATATTATTTTCCTTAATTTAAATTATCAACATTTGCAAATGTACTGATTTAGGTTCAGCAACCTTGATTATCAAGAGTATACCTCTGCCACCAATTCAATTAGTACAGGACAAATCACTCTTTCAGATACAACCGTATTGCCAGCAATTTGCGGTGTTCTTAATACGTGTATTTTTACACTACCTTCATTTAGTACTAAACCTTTTGCAAAATGCGCTCTGATTAATTCAGCACGATTTATAACTTCGGAAGTTCCCTTGTTTGCAGCACCAACAACAAATACCTGCATTGTCATTCGTTCTCTGTGAAAGCCTGTACCAAGCACAGGATCATCTGGAGTTTGAAGAGTAAATTGCACTCTTTGGTATATTGTATTGGGTGGAGTAAAACTAACACCTTCCCATGCTGTTGTTACAGTAGGAGTTAATGCGTTTAGTCTTCTTTCGGCTGCTCTTTTAATTTCTATGATTGCCATTAACTTGCCT